TAGAGTGTAAGCTTGATCTGCTGCTGGATATAGATATAGTGTTGGGCTTATCGTACGTTCAAAATAAAATTGAGTTGGTCTTCCGCTGGTCGTTTTAACTGTATAATTCCAATACTGCGCTCTAGCTATTGCTGTCGTTGAATAATCATTGTTACTTGAATCTCTTATAATTACATCTGTAATGTCTACAATTTGTTGTGAATCATCTGCACCTGATCCAAACAAATTTGTACCTGTTAAATTAGTTGTATCAGCCGCTAAACTTTTTTCTTGTTTTTTTACTGTCCAAAGATTTATACCTCTGTTTGCCCATTCAGCAAGCATAAGATTAAGTGAACGTTTAGCAGTTTGCAAATCATATCCACTACGAATTTGCAAACCACAACGTTCATATGCCTCTTGGCATATTTGATCGATTGATAAATCGAAATTAGCTGTTGAAGCGTAAGTTGGCATTAGCCTCTTTTCTTACCTTTCTTTTTCTTCATAACTTTTTTCTTTTTACCTTTCATGACTTTGCCGCCACCTTTCAGCTCAAGCTTTCCGCCTCGCTTCATCATCATGCCGACTTGTTTCTTTTTACCCATCATATTGACCTCCGAATATTCGTTTATAAGTTTTAGCTCTAGATACTACGACGTCTTTATAGTACCCACTTGGCCATTTATCATAATAACCAATTCTGTGTAATTTATCAGATGCTTCTTGTAATTGCGAGAACTTTTGTGCAAGCATCATGGAATATTCCATATCGCTCTCTACAGTAGGGGTGTCCCCATTTGGAGTGACAAGAAACTCTTGCTCCTCCTCGTTGGCTGGGTTGTGGGGATGAAAACCCATAAAATATATATCCTTTTTATTATACCAAGTATTGTACGCATCTATTGTCTCCTGAAAATCGTCTAAAGAATAATTAAAGTATGGGTCACAAAATATCAATATCTCATGAACAGAAAAATCTAACTGCTTCAATTGAGCGTTCAACTCAGCTTTGTACCACTTGTGCTTTCTTTTTACTTCAACAACGACCTTATCATCTTTCCAAGTTTTCTTTGCAAAAGGACAAGCTGGGAAACCTCCTAAATGTTTGTTAGGTATTTCTAAAAAATGTTCAGACCACTTACGTACGTCGTTTTTTATTTGTTTTTCTAAACTCATCTTTCCTTCAACTGTTTTTTATACTTATGCACTCTATTTCTAGCTAGTCTCTCTTTTGATTTATTTTTTTCTTTTAATGCCACTCCAACATCACGTCTAGCTGACATTAAAAGTTTAACAAGTCTTTTCTTTTTTGGACCTTCTTTTAATGGAGACTTTTTGTATTTACGTCCTTTTACGATTATGAATTTTTCTGATGGCATCTTTACCCTTTTTAAAAATATTAACTACTTGTGACTTACCCATAACTTTAGCTCTTTGTTCACCGACTGTTAAAATCTGAATTTTTCTAGCAAAAGGTTTTTTAACTTTTTTAACTTTCGCCACAGTCCTCCGGGCATCAGCAGGAGTAGCAAACTTAATGCCCACAGTGTCACGTGGATTTTCGTCAGTATAGAGACGTCTACCACTACCCTTTGGTTTCTTTCCAGTCCCTTTTTTGGGATCTCTTCTCTTGGTCATCTAACACCAATAAACTTCATGCCTCTAACTGCCATACCTCCCCCTGCAGCTTTGGCAAATGTTTTCACATTAGTTGGTTTACCCCCAACACCTTGAGGTTTACTTCTTTTTCTTTTTACTGCTGATCGTCTTTGACTCTCTGTCATTCTTGCAGCTTTAGCTGCTGGAACACATTTAGGATATTTTCTTTTTCTATCTGCTTTTAGTTTTGACCTACCACACTTGGCAAAGCCTCCGCCTTTTTTCTTAGAACCAATATCAACCCAGTCCTGCTTAAACCATTTTGCTAATCCTTTGTGACCGGACATTAGCTCTTCTTAGTTTTTTTTCTTTTCTTTGCCATGATAGCACCACATCCTCTTGCGATACCACCCTTGTTAAACTGAGAAACTTTTTTTCTTGCTTGAGATATTTTATTGAAGTCTATGACTTCTCCACCCATAGCTTTTTTAGGTCCTCTAAAATCTTTTCTTTTTAAACCACTTGGATCTTTAATTTTACCCGCACAAATTTTAGAAGCGTACGCATTTGCATAAGCTGACGGATAAACTTTAAACTTTCTCTTAGCTGCAGCTTTACCTCTAGGACATAATTTAGTCATCCTTGACCCCTGTATTTGACATACTGTCTTCTTTTGTTT